ACGCAGACACTTGTTCTGCGCCTATATCTTCAACATATAACTCAACATCAAAGTTTTTCATCACAATGTCGTGCTTGCTATTCCAACCAGTTTTAATCGCATCAAACATCGCCTGTGCGTCTTCTTTGCTCATATCAAGTTTGGAAAAATCAGTTGATATATGTAGATCAATATCTGAATATGGCGTCCAGTTATAATTGGTAATAGAACCAATAAGAAGTATGTCTTCTGTCTTGATGTTTATATCTTGGTTCTTTTTTAAGTCCTGCACAAAATCCATCGCGATCTTGATGAGCGATTTTCTTACTTCGTCATCAAGTCTCGCACCATCTTCATTGATGTTCCATATAGGAGCAAGTTTGTCGTTGTATAAAGGATAATTCATCTTCCACCTCGTCTGTTTGCTACATCCATCCATTTGATTACTTCATTGCGAACAACTTCTGCTATATCTTCTGAATACTGAGATATAGGAGTATCTGCTGCTGTAAGGTCTTTATGTTGATGTGCTACAATATTGTTTTTTATTAATACGTCTGCAAAAGCCTTGCACGCCTTTTCAAGCATAACCATGTCGGATACATGAAATTGTTCTTTTAGCAGCAAAGATTTTAGCGAAACGTGATTCATACAGACACAATCTGTTTAATCTTATTTATGCTGCTCGCCGCATCTTTATGTAAAATAGCAATTCTATTTTCACCGGAATTTTCCCAAGCAGTTATATTCTTGTCTGTATCATCAAGTAGTATATGAGTAAGTCTGACATCCGCTCTATCAATGATATATTGTGGCTTTGATACGCCGGACGAAGCAATAATAACTTGAACACTTGGGTCTATATGCTTGCGTATCCATGCAGTTTTCTGCTCTTTTATTTTTGTGCCGATGCCTGCACTCAGTACAACAGCGGGTGGATCTTTGAATCTATCTTTTATATAATCCCAAAGAACTTTAGCGTCTGGCAATGGTTCTAGGTCAAGCCAGAAATTAGGATTTTTATTTACTACTTTCCAAAAAGTGTTTTTGCCATTTTTTGCTTCATAGTCTTGAGGAGATAATCCGCCAGAAACTGCCTTGAATCCTTTATCAAGGTTTACAAGAACTCCGTCCATATCCACATACATTTGATATTTAAGTGGAGACTTTTCTTCTACTTCTTTCAATAGATTTTTTAGGAGTATATGCATATTTTATAAATATCACGGTTTTGTTGAATGCACAAGTTTTTTCTTTGAGTTTTCCCAAACTATCTCGACATCGTAACCGACCGACATTAACTTATTTGTTTTAATGGCATCTTTGTCCCATTTTTCTTTTGCTGTCATGCGCAAAGATTTATTATAATAATCTGATTTGTATTTTTTAGGATTGCAATGCCAATAATCCCCATAGCACTCAATTACTTTTTTGATCGAAGGTATATAAATGTCCACAGAACAATGAACGTCTTTTAGATATTTTTCAAGAACTGCATCTGGATATTTTAATAAAACAAGATCATACGTTTGTTTTTGAAACTTTGATATGCGTTTTCCGTTTGATAATATAGCAGAAGGGCTATCAAAATAGCACGCGGTTCCGTATTTTTTCATACAAGTATTTGCAGCTTTTTCTGGGTTGTTGTATTTATAATTTCCGTATTTTTCTAGTTTGGTTTTTGATATTTTCTCAACCGAGATTGGATCTTTCATAGGATTGTTGTCATTTATCCAAATTTTAAGTTTTTCTCTCTTTTCTTTTGAACTTCTGTTACATTCATTTGAGCAATATTGCTGCAATTTTCCAGATCTTGGGTGTAGTATTCTTTTATATCTGTCAAACGGTTTATTGCAATTTAAGCAATTTACAATTTCGTGATTTTGCGATTTTCTCCAAGCATACATTGCTTTTGTATCTATGAATCTTTTATTTCTGTGCTTCCAATCAACAGTAAAAGATTTACCGGTCCATTCGCAAATTTTATTTATTGACATTGGGTTTCCATAATTTGTTTTCATATAAATATAAATATATGAACCGGTAGGCAAAATGATGAAATCTTGCTATATAAAAAAGAAACCCACTAAAAAGTGGGTTTCTTGTAATCAATTTTTTATGATTTATGCGCTCGGAAAAACGGCACCCGAAGGGAGTACATTGAAGTCCAATACAATCATTTCAGCGGTACGTGTTGGCTGAATATAGATCTGACCATACAATATGCCACGATCAACTAGATCAGGTGTATTGTTGCTGTCGTCCATAACAACCTTGAAGGCATACACACCCGAACGCTGCTGTACGCTTTCCAAGTATGGATTGACGATGTTCAAGAAACGTTGACGAGTTGTTGCTACGTTCTGTTCAAACACTAGGAATCTTGAAGAAGAAGCGATGAACTTCTTCAACGCGATCAATAGACGGCGAACATTTACGCGATCCAATGCACTTGGATTACGTTGCAGTGTCTTCTGACCCCAAGCCACAACGCCTTGACCAGGAAACGCGGCGATTGGGTTTACGTGACCTTCATATAGAGTATCACGTTCAGTGTGTGTCAATCTATCTGCTACAGACACAGCCGTTGGGATACCGCCTCGATTTAGACCTGCTGGGGCAAACCACTCAGCGGCAACTTTATCGTTGGCGGCATAGACGCCCATCATTACTACTGAAGGAGGAACGTTCATGATCTTGTTACTATTGGTCTCAGTAACTTTGACCCAAGGATAATATGTTGCAGCATAGTTTGTATCAAACTGACCGGCCAGATCTACTACGTTTTGAATAGCAGTTGCACCGGCTGTTTGATTTGGAGCAATGTCCATGATATAGAATGCGTCGCCACGACGTTCGCACATATCAACGATTGAAGTTGCTACATATGCGTGGTCTTCGTAGTTAATGCCGGGAACAGTGATGAGGTTGAAATCAAACTCATCCGCATTGCTTAAAGCAGCAATTGATTGTCTATAAGCATATGTACCACGACTTGTTGACGTAGAGCAATCTAGTCCCTGTTGATTTGTTGGCAATATATCATTACCAATTAATACTGGAACAGATGGCGATTGACCATCAAATCCACCTTGGAATCCTAGAACAAAACGACGCTTCTTAACATTTGTATTTTCTTGAGAAGCAACATACAATGGAGAAACTCCGCAATATGTTTCTAGGTCAAACGCAACATTAGCTCCTACCGCAGAACCTTGTGGTACTGGAGCGAAGTATTGCTTATTGTCTAGTTCTGGACCGACGCTAGATCCATTTGGATATAGAGCAGCAAGATCCGCGTCTGCTTGTGCTGGTGCTGGTTGGAATACTACACCAGAAGCATATCTACCTGGCTGTAACAAGTACGCCGAGGCAGAGCAGTATTGCATCGCAGGAATCTTGCCCAAACGAGCATAATCACCGCCGACTGGTGTGGCATATGGACCAAATCCATATGGAATTGCGTCAACTGGCCATGGAGCAGTTGCCATTTCAACACGAACATATTTGCTCTTTTGTGGGAAGTCTCCAAATTCCAGAATCTTACCGTTGAAGTCGATATAGTTGTATGTGTCACCAATACGACGAGCAACATAATTTGCACTATTGACATCCAAGTTTAGATTATCAAAACGTTCTAGATATACAGGCTTTAGGTCTGTATCACTATAGCTGCGAACCGCCAACGTGAATGAACCATACGAGGTGCCAGGTACAGAACCAGGTGACTTTACGTTTGATATTTCAAGTTTATATGCTGTATTTGCAGCGGTGCCATCTGTCAGAGTATGTACCTTGAATAGATCATATGCAGCACTCGAAGACACTCCGCTACCAGTAAAGGCAGCAATTAGCTGTGAGCGAATGAACGGAGTATATGCATTTGTGAGATCAAATGCGGAAGTTCCATCTGCTGGCTCAATACCATCTTCAAAATCCATTGCGTCGCGAGAAAAAATAGCAATCTTCCAGCTACCAGAAGCAAGCATTTGATTTATAATTGTTTTGGTACGATGTTTGAAGTTTTTGTATGTGTATGCTGCTTCAATCTTTTGACCAGCAGCAACAGGAACATAACCAGCTTTTGGATCAGTACCAAACACGTTTGTAATATATTTGTTTGATTCTTCGTCCAATGAGAACTGATATGTACCATAAGAAGAACTTGCCGTATTTCCGCTTCCATCTGTATAGATAGTGTTTAACGCCAACGAGAAATCGGCGGTGACAGAAACGACCGACGATGTTGATAGCAAAGATCCGCTGAATCCATATAGATT